TACAAGTACGGTTATTTTTGCAGGACAATTGTTGGCTAACAGTGAAGCATTGTTTGAGCGTGGGTTACATCCAAATGTAATATGTCGTGGTTATCACGAAGCAACTCAAATGGCGATAAAGTATCTTAACACTGATATTTCTCAATCAAGTAAGAAGAGAGATGTATTAGTTTCAGTAGCAAAGACCGCTATCACAGGTAAGACATTAGAGAATGCAATAGATACAGTAGCGGAACTGTGTGTATCAGCAGTAGAAACTGCCGGTGATGCTGAAAGCGTAAAGGTAGTATCATTCCCCGGTGGGTCACTTGATGACTCTTATCTGTATAATGGTGTTATAGTAAACAAAGACTATGTGTTAGATGGAGAAGACGATTATACAGATATTCTACTTATCAATACAGGATTAGAGAATGAGAAAAATGAGGACAATGTACAAGTTCAACTTGATGCTAAGTCATATCAAAGTTACAAGGCATCCGGTAAAACAAATCTTATTTCTCTTGCTAAGAATATAGTCGAAGCATTACCTAAAGGTGGTGTAGTATTTGTTCGTGATAAAGTGAATGACCATGTATGTGCGTATCTAAAGAAGAATAACATTATGGTAATTAGACATACACCGGAGTCCACTCTTAGAGCATTATCAAAGGTTACTGATAGTGTCGTATGTCAAACACCCGAAGAAATTGAATCATCAAGCAAAGCAACTATTTCAAGACAGAAACATAACGATGTTTGGTATTTGTTTGTATCTAGTGATAACAAACATAGAGAAGCATCATTAGTTCTTCGTGGCGCAACAAGTCATACACTTGATGAAGTAGAGAGAGGATTCGATGATGCGCTTGGTGTAGTATCTTTAGTGTTAAAGAATAACAACTTTGTAGTGGGCGGTGGTATCGCATACGCTCGTATGGCGGCACATTTGCGACAACATGCGGCTCAAATAGGGGGTAGAGCGCAGATGGCAATAGAAGCCTTCGCTGATGCTCTTGAGGTAATCCCTGCTACCATATCCGAGAATGCCGGACATGACCCACTAGATACCATACTTGCTATGCGACATGAAATACTGCGTGGTAATACTGAATATGGACCGGATGTAGAAGATGGGGGAGTTGTAGACTTAGCATCAAAGGGTGTCTTTGAGCCTACTGAACTTGTCCGTCAAGCAGTACTGAGTGCGAGTGAAGTCACTAACTCTATTCTAAGAATAGATGACATAGTAGCAAGAAGGCCGTTGGAGTGATTAATATACCGGGTAAGAAAACTGCTATATTATGTCCTAAATGTAAAAGAAAAATGAAAAGAGTTTATGAAAAAATGAAGAACAAATTTACAGGAATAGGAAATCGTTGTAGAGATTGTAACCGTATATTCATTGATAGTTGATTGTATGGGTCGTCTACTTGATAGGTTGAAAGTCAAGTGTAGAGCCTGTAGTCACAGGCATATAGCACGAAGATTATCGGCTCGCTATCTTGATGATGATAGAGAAAGAATTACTTTACTTCAATGTCGTAAGTGCGGTCACTTTTGGCAAGACTCGGCCATGAAATAAAATAACAGTGAAAGTATTATGAGAATATTTTTTACTACTATTTTTTGATTGGGGCTATATTCACTGTAAGCGAACAAAGGTTGGGTCAGTAGCATGGCTTACTGTACATACAAATCTACCATAACCACCATCAGCGTCAGCAGTATCACCTATTGCTGATGTAGTAGAGTTAGTTAGAGCAAATGTACCTGTATTAGAACCATGAGTATTTTTAATTTCTATAATATATCCCGCAGGGAATGGACCGCTTGTAGTGATAGTAAATGTACCTCCGGGTGTAAGTACAAGTACATTAGCATCGGTTGATGTGAGGTCAATACTAGTAGCAGTACTTGTAAGTACACGGTCAAACACTGAACGGGTAAATCTTGCGGCGTGAGTGGCACTAAAATATAACACATCTTTTGTGTTATCTCCTGCTACAGTACTACCAATTTGACCACCACGACCCATCCACATACCACCTAATCTAGTTGCTGAGAAGTTACCCGCACCTATTCCGGTATGAAAAGCGTCTAAATCTGTGTGTGAATCTATTGCATCAGTAGCACCAACTGCACCTATTACAACAGGTGTAAAGTAAACAGGTGAAGGTCTAACGAATATTCTTTTATCATTTACCTCACTTATGTTTACATTTAAATCCCCACCACTACCACTGTGTATTACTCTTAAAACACATAAGACTACACTGTGGTCATTAGTAGAGGCGGATGGGGCATTCAAGAAGGCATGAGGTGTTACAGGGTACAAGTTAGTACTTACCGTACTTGCTGTTCCCATCTCCATCTTTACATGATTAGTACCGGAATCGGCGCACAGATACACAGTAACTAATGCTTCTTGACCGCTAGATAATGCTGTATTACTACCTTCTGTGTTTGCTTGAGTAATAGTGTATGTAGCACTACTACCCACACCACCGGCAAATGAATATACTAGACCATCTAATACAGCGTGACCACCTGTTACAGTAAATGTATTATTACCAGTTCTCTCACAGATACCGGGTAAATTCTCCGGTTGTAATCTATTACTCGCCCCTTTAGCCGTATCTTCTTCTAATATGATACCGTTTCCGTGTACCCCTTCAAGAAGATTAGTTAGTGTTGGTGAAGTAATATGGTCACCATCTGCTAAGCCATCTACCGGTTGAGCCGTTCCGCTAAGCGTCATGTTATGATTTGTATGCCCCGATAATGGATTTCCTGTCATTATATCACCTCTAAACTTATTTCTATTTTAACTTCGTTTTGTGTTGTTTTGATTAATGGTCTTGTGTTGTATCTTGCTATACAAGAGAATACACCGTTTGAATCTTTACTTAGTAAGACTACTTCTTTTATTGTATCTGTAAATGCATCTGCAATCGGTAGACTTGCCTCTACCAGTAAAGTAGTATCATCTACTATAGTAACTATAGGTGTTAAAGTAATAGCAGGTCTTCCTGCACCCCCATCATCATTAGTAGCAGGTGTTCCATCAAATCCTAATACTAATGTATTAATTGACGATTGTAATGTATTTAGTAATGTAGATTTTATTCTAGTTGATACGGGCATTATAATCACCTTCTATTTCTTGTGTTTTATTCATACCAATAGGTAAACCACTCTTCCCTATTTGGCCTCTTGTGTTGTTACCTTTAACACCACCTATAAGGAAAGCAGTTGTAGATACTATTCTTTCACTTACTCTTACTACAGTTTTTATTTGTATTCTTCCAAACATAGTAATATTTTCTTTTAAGTTTTGAATAAAAGAATTCGGATTAGTTTCATTACTCTCCATACTTATTCCCTCATTTATTCCTTGTAATATACCCTCTAGTCCGGTATCAATAGTCAAAAGAACTAAATCAGCACTCCTTCTCAAAGGATGATGCACTACCTCAGTAACTATATGTTGAGTACCACCATAATCAATTGCCATGCCGGGTCTTAAATCATTTAAATTAACATGACCTTGACTCGTTATCGAGCCACTTTCTAAAGAATTAGCACGAAGTATTTGTCTACCAACTCTTCTAGCAGCCATAGTAGTGTTTACAGTTGCATCAAAGATTGGTTGCCCTTCTATTACCTCACCATTTACTCCGCTTTGTCTATCGGTATCATCTAGTGTTACAATTACAGAATCATTCAAAGCAAGGGGTTTACCTTGAATTGTAATTCTGTTAGGTATGTTTGCTACTTTGTCACTAGATTGAGAGCCAGTTTTCATATTTGGGTCTACATAAATATTCGATTCGCTAAAACTTATCGGCACATAAATCATATTACCAAATCTATCTAACATAGTCATTCTTGTATCATGCCTACCAAGGAATCTTAACGCTGACATAATATTTATTTTATTGAAATCTTTTGCTACAAATCTATTAGAGTGTTTTCTATCATCACTTTTCTTACTATTTGTTTTAGATATGTTAAAACTCGTAAGGCTACTGTTTGTAATTGATTCACCTAATTTTATTGCTAAATCAGTAGTTCTAAACCCGACATCAATAGGTTGACCTAATCTAACTTCGTTACTATTGAATCCTATATCGGAAAGTGATTTGTCTTTCATATTAGTCAAATTGATTTTATTACCATCTACGGTAGAAGGGAGAAGTCTTTCACTTTGTGCGTGTGCATTATACAGTAGAGAAGGTAAATTGGTTGATGAAATAATTTCAGCGTTAAAGAATGGAATTGCTGTCGAAGAATGTCCATCTCCACCTTTGTATAATAGTTCAACAAACGATTGTCCTTCGACGATTCTAAATGTAGTATCGGGCATGATTTGGATTTCTTGATAATATTTATCCGCTTTGTATAATACATTATTACTTTGACTTTTATTTATTTTAGTAAAATGTACAGCGTTATCTACAAACACCGGTTTACGAACATGTTTCATAATATTGGAAAAGGTTTCAGTTCTCCCATCGTAAATATTTTTAATCAACCTACCCACTCAATCAACTCCCGTCACCCGTATGGTCACCATCATTAAACGATACATCACCCTTATGTCCTTTAGGATGAAGGGACTGACTGAATCTTGGTTGTACAGTAAAATCTTTTCTTGTAGTTTTAGTACCATCTTCATTGATAGTTTTCTTTCTACTTACATCAGCCCTGTAATGCTGTAATGTATTTTCACTAATTACTACTCTTCCTACAGTATTATTCATCGAGGGTATTCTTCTTACTGTATCTGTATATGTAATACCCTTTGTATCTATATCCGATAAAGTAGGATTGTTTCCTTTTAGTATCAATGGAGTGTGTGCTAGAGTATTATTGTAAATAGGTGCATAAGGTGGGTTGGTATCGGGGTTAGTTGCTCTTAGATAGAAACCTGCGGATGCTCTAGCATTAGGCATATCATAAGCAAATATACCGTACTTACCACCTACGGTAAGTTGATGAATACTCATACTACTATAACTCGCTACATACTGTGGACTACCGGCATGTAAATTCATCGCATTAAAAAATTGTACACTTAAACTATTTATTTTTCTAATAGGTCTTAACATCAGTGATATTTCTCTTTCTGTTTTATTTGCATCCGCATTGTATATTCCTGTAAAGTAAGGATTTGGAGATTTATGTTGAGTTGAACCGCTTATATTATATTTGATAGAAAGGTAACTTTCCCATTGTAAAATTTCATTATCTGTAAGATGCCTGTTAAATTTAATAACTTCTGCGACTTTTCCAATAAGAGCAAATGTTGAACCGGAACCGGTGTCATTTATTTTACCTACTTGACTTGCCTCATCTGTATTTTTGTAATAATTAGGAGTAGCAGTTGCTACTTGTGTACCATCAACTCTTAATGTTTGGGCGGTTACAGCACCACCTGCACCATTACCACCTTCAATAAACAAAGTAAGAATATTTGGTTGATTAACTACGGCACTTCCCGTTGCGGAGTTTATATTATTCCAAGAAGAACTTTGACCGACCCAAAACTCCCATCTATTATTACTACCGGTCATATTAGCATATATGTTGTAGCCTTTTCTACTAGCCCCAGTGAAACTTCTACTTTCAAAACCTACTTGATAATTATTATTATCATTATTAGTACACATAACAATAAAAGTAGTAAATTCATTAGTATTCAATTCAGCATCAAATGATTTTAACAATACATCATCGGTGGCGAAATTGATAACAGGCTTTCCATTAAAAGCACCATCCGAAGCAATATATGTTGGTTGGTCGGTAGTAGTGGATTGGGTAAAATGTCTATTATTACCACTTATATCTTTCCATTCTGTAACATTAGCACCGTTAGTTAGTTGTAAACTTTCCGAATTAAGCCATAAAACCAAACCACTTGACGGTAATGAACCCCAATCACCTAATGATACGGGTGCAGAATAGTTTTTCAATTCTAATATATTAGTGCCACCAAGATTCTTAAACATAGAAGCGTTATTGAAATACCAATTAAAAGCACCTGCTGATTTGTAACTTGTAGATATTTCATTAAGTTGAGTTTGAATGTAAATATTTCGTAATATTCCTCTTTGTCCAACTTGATAATTAGTATGTAAACTATGCGCCTCAGTAGTTATAATCATAGCATTATTATCTATACCTTCAAAGTTCTCTACATCTAAACCTATCTTTGGACTACTTCTACTAACTACATCTGTATATGGAGTATTCAAATATAGAGTATTAGGTTTTTGACTTAATTGCCTATGGCTTAAAGTTGCATCCGGTTTCAATAATCCATAATCATCTATATTTAATCTAGCACTTATACCTCTTGGTACTTCATCTGTACCTAACACTGTATTTTTAGGTCTTATGTATCCATTACCAATATTTGGTTCAGCAGTATTATGCGAAAGCACTGCACCCTTTGAAGTAGGTACTTTACCCGTAACAACTTGTGTAGGTAATTCATCTAAAACATCTAAAGGTCGAAATATATCATTAATAAAAGATGTAGGCGGTCTAATACCTCTTCCGTTACCTTCATCACCAACTCTTGTTGGTCTTTGCGGGAAATAGAAATCAACTATTTCATTTTGTATACCGGAATTAATTGCGTTATAACTACCTACTTGAGAAGGTATTGTATCATAAGGGGCAATAAATGGATTGCTTGTGGTGGCTGAAACATCTAATTCAAACACCACATGCTGAGAACTGCTACTATCATGCGGATGTATTATTTTCTTAAAATTATAAAATGTATGCCCCATATAAAATGGATTGTACGGATGGGTACCACTCCCGTAAAGAAATTTATTTACTATGACTTTTTCAGCATTTGCTTCCTTTGATGACCAAGCCGGACTAATTCCAAATCCACGAACCGGCATTCTTCTAACATCTTCACCACGAGTATTACCCCACCAATCTATAAGATAATATTGTGATGCAAGTGCTACATCAAGTATACCATGTCCATAACCATCACCTAACCACTCTCTTCTTATGTGTGGTTTATACAATAAATTAGTTTCTGTATTAGCAGATAAATCGGAGTTGTTTCTTAAAGTTCTTACAGGACATCCAAACGGTCTTGTCATACGCATACCATCGGAGTATCTTGTAACTTTACCGTACTTGTTGAATACATTACCTCCTAAAATATTTTCCATACCAGCAAAATTTGTTTGTCTTTCTAATATACCTACATAAGTTGTATCAAAGGTAGAATTACCACCCGATGGTGAACTTTTACCACCGGCATATATCCAAGTACTAGTACGATGTCTACCTTCTATCAAAGGACCATGTTTGTAATCATTACTTCCACCACCTGCACTAACAATACCTTCTTCTAAATATGCCCTCATACCATACCAAGCCCATCGAGGTTTGTTGTACGGTTGCCTTAATCCGAATCGGTAACCAAATGGTCTTGGTCTTGTATTTGGCATATCACCGCTTGTATAAGATGACCAACCGCTTAATGATTGTTCATAATCTTCAACATCAACTCCGGCATTTACATCGTAAGAACCATCATCACCATCATCGTGCCATATAGGTCCTCCATCATCTACAGCATAAGAAGTCGGTAACATCCAACTTGTAGATACATAGCCAAATCCATCTAGTCTACTTACTATCGGTCCACCTCTACTTCCACAAGGCCAATAATTGTATAGTTGAATATTCATACTGGGTTTATCATAAGCACTAGAACCACCTTGGTCACGATAGGAATTACCTGCACTATCTTTACCGGTAACACCATTCATACCATCTCCTATACCACCAATCATAACGGCTGAATTAACTGTAATTTCATTTGGTGTAGTTTCAAATACATTGATAACCGTAGCCGAAGTAGCAACTGCACCATTTACTGTATACATTCTACCATCTACTGATATTCTGTCACCATCACTAAGGGCAGTGCCGGTGTTAGTTGTAATAGTGTTAGTTCCATGAGATGCTACTAACCTGTTAGTGGCTAAAGAAGTAATAATTTTTGGAGTTTGTATGTCTAATGCAAATGGACCAAGACTCGCATAATATGTACTGTCGTGATAGTGTATGGTTTCAAATGTAGTAGGCATGTGGTTAGGTGTTGATTTTTCAAAATCATAATCCGTTAAACTAATACCCAAATAAGGTGACCAAGAACAAATAAATGAATCGGGTAAATGTAAACTGTTAGTATCTCTACTACCCTGTAATGTCTGTGGAAGTGTTCTTGTCATAATACTTCTTTCGGAATCAGTAAATATTTCAGTAGCATTTCTACTTATATCATTTTGCTTAGTTAGACGCAGTATAGTTCCCGCAGTAAGATTACTTACGAATCCCGCAGGTGGGCTTGATAGATTGATAAATTTATGTCTATTCATAGTATTTGATGGTGAAGCGGCAAAGCCACTACGGGTAGACCAATTAGAGGTTCGCCTTACACCGTTTGCATCTATGTAGTAAATCATTTCACCATACATTGGCTCTATCGGGAAATCACTTGCATCATCAACTGTAAGAACATTACTACTTTCACTGATAAATGCACAATTAGGATTTAGACTTATACTTCGTAATACTTCATCATACATATTAGGATGAGTACTTGGGTAACCTGCAAGAGTAAGTTGCGCCCCTATACTTCCGGTGTTTGCTCTTATGAATAAATAATAGTTATCTAATCTATGATGGCTTAAAAATCTAAATCCTTTTGCGCTATTGCTACCCGTAGTTATTGTTGGTTTTTGTGGATGGACTATAGACCACCACGGTATGTTAGTAGTCATACCCGGCGTAGATTGTACAAACATTTGTGGATGATATGGTAATGACTGACGAGTAAAAGCCGGTGCTTCTGTACCTTGAACACCAAATGGATTGTAAGTCATTAAGTTAGGTATATTAGTAAATTGTCCACCGTGGTCGGGGTCGTGGTCTAACATAACTTCGTTAATCATAACCTCACAACCTCTTACATCTGCCATAGTAGCATTAGCGAGTACTAATGCCATACCACCTGTTGCAGTATCTAATTCACGAATACCAACAACTAATGCGGTTTGCTGACTTGTTAAATTAATTACACTACTATCGGGTAAATTGTTATTTGGACCATTTTCATGGAAACCAACAAGTTGACTAGAAAATACATTAGGTTGAATAATAATTTGATATGCACCCACTTTACTAGGGTCGGGGAAATGTTTGTTGAATGTATTTCTATACCCTGCCCTCAATACTATGGTATGACCACCTTGTTTATTGATAGTACCCGCTTCACCTTCGCTTGCTAATATACCGTAACCATCGTGCTTTATTTTTGTTTCAAACATTAATGTAAACGCACCGCCATGTATATCACTTGGTCCACTTGGTGTAGCGGTTATACCACCAAATACCATTAACGGGTCATATACTGCAAATTGGTCGGATGTTGCACTTGGAATAGTTGCTCTACTAAAATGCCCATCAATCAATAATTTTTCTTTAACTCCTAAAGTAGCGGTTCTACAAGCCTTGTGTTTATGATATAATCCTTGATATGCAGGATGCGCCCAATGACCCGGCATAACAGCCATAGTAGCATTTACAAAGTGATGTCCCATTCTTGGTACAGCCATAGGTGTTAAATTCATACCTTCAAAATAATCTATTAAAGAGCCATCAGCACCACCTTCAAATCTATAATATGCTATTCCATCAGTTTCCCCCGCTAATAATTCATTATAAACTTCACCTAAACCTATCTTAGATTGCCTAATAATTTGATGTTTAGCATCGGGGCTATTACCACTTACTTCTGCATGGTCACGCAATCTTCTAGCGGCATAAAATCTAGTATTACCTGCGGGTACAGGGAATGATGGGTATATTTTGACATTAGAATATGTAATAGTTGG